ATTTCTTGGCTTTGGACTGATCTTCGCTTTTATAAGCTAAACCATAGGCTTCACGACCTTGAAAAATAGAATAAGTAGGAACTCTTCCCCCTAGTCCGTTTTTAACTGCTGTGGCTACGGACTCCATATACATGTCATCAAAAAGCATAATTCCGTCTTGTTTTAGCTTACTCCACCAATTCTCAATATCATCTAAGACTGCGTCATATTCGTGAGCTCCGTCGACAATAATTACATCAAAGAAACCGTCTTCAAATTTATTAATTGTTTCTGAATTATCTGAACGACTTTCAATCAATTCCACAATTCCTAGGTCAATAAATTCCTTTAAATTAGCTTCTGTAAAGCTTTTAAAGGTTCCGTCTTGTCCTACAGCCTCTTGGATGAAACTATGCTCTGAGGAGCCTCTAAATGTGTCTAAAGCGTATACTTTAATGTCATTTCTCTTTGTGTTGACAATATTCGTACACATATAATTAGTTGATCTTCCATAAAAACAACCAATCTCTAAAATTTTTCCATTTGGAGGACAGTAATCAACAGCTTTGTCATATTCTTCATGTCCGTTAAACCACCCAGGTATTTCGTGATATTTCATTTTTTATTTCCTTTTTGTTGCCCAATAATAATCCAAGGTAAAATACCAAAGAGAATTTATTAAAGGCTCGACGAGAGCGTCAATTGTGGCCAGTCCCCAATCAGCTCCAGTTATTAACCAATTGCAAGTAATTGCAATTAAGATATGTCCTATCGTATACAGAACAGTTCTTATAATAGAGCCATGCAAGGCAATCGATTTAATTGAGTAAACTATGCCTTTTAATAATTCCATTAAAAACCTACGTAAAACTTTTCGTTTCTCTCTAAAAGAGTTTTAATCGATTTAAGTCTCGCTTCTGTTCTTTTGATATTTCTATCATCCCAATTATCGATATCATTTCTCCACTTTTTTAATTGTCTTTCATAAAGACTCAAAAGTTTTGTTTGATATTTTTTAATTGGAAATATTTTTCTACTTCTCATTGTACTTTCTTTGTTATGTCCTTTGCTAATTCCATAGCAGTTTCATGAATAATGTTAGCCATAGCCCATTTTTCATATTTGTCTAATTTTTCTTGCATCTCAATCAACGCGTTAAAACATTGACAAGCATCTTTTAGTTTTCGATGATCGATCGTTTGATCGTCTTCGAGTATTATTTCTGGCATCATATCAACCACTCCTTAAATTCTTCACCCATTATTTCAGAGGCGATGTTAATTTTAGAACGAAGACTTTTGATAATGTTTTCATCTACCGTTCCTTCACAGACAAGATCAACATACGTAACTTTCTTCTCTGTCCCAATTCTATGATTTCTAGCCTCAGCTTGTTCTCTTATTTCGAGATCATAGTCGTTAGAATAAAATATCATAGTATGGGCTATATTTAAAGTCAGTCCATAACCTCCAGTTCGAGGATGTCCGACTAAAAATCTCATGTGATGATTAGGGTCCCTAAATCGATCGATTATTTTTGGTCTTTCTTCGGAAGGTGTTTCACCATAGAAACCTTCCGCAGATCCGGGCCCATATTTTTTATTTAGAGCTTCAATAACAGTTCTAATATTGTGTCGATAAGAACACCATACAATTACTTTTCCGTCTGTCTCTTCAATTGTATCTAATAATTCTTTGACTCTGTTTTCAGAAAAATCAATTAACTTTCCTTCGTCCGTTGTCATATATCCACAAGCGATTTGATGTAATCTTTTTAATTGAGCAATCAAGGTAGCAGTGGTTAATTGCTCACCGTCAATTTCAGCTAACGCTAATTTTTTCATCATGACGTAAGCTTTCAATTGATTATCGGTCATCGGTACGCGTCTCTTTAAATAAATTTTATCTGGTAAATCTAACGCTTCATCTTTCGTGACTCGATAAGAAAAGTTTCTAATTTTATCTGTGAGTTCATCTAATCTTTTATATCCAGTAACTTTATTAAAACTTCGACCACCAAAACTCATTTTCACTTGATCACAGTATCTGGCTTTAAAAGTAAAAATAGAACTAAAACCTAAAAGGTCTTCATTTAAAAAAGCACATTGAGAATATAAATCCTCAGGTGATTTTGTAATCGGTGATCCAGTTAAAATGACTCGATATCTTGCATACGATCCGATCTTAATACATCTCTTTGTTCTTTTCGCTGAGCCATTTTTAATAATCGTCGACTCATCTACACACATTAAAGTTTTATCGGTGTAAGTAAATTTTTCAGCAACCATACTTCCGTTCTTGGTAATAATTGCATCAATGTTCATAACTAAAACTTTTAATTTATTATCAGTAGAAAATAATTTTGATCTAATTTCTTCTTGTTCTTTTTTTGTTTTTGCACCTTCCCAAACGTGCACATCATATTCAATATGTTCAGCTAAATGTTTTCCTAATTCTTCTCTCCAATTATATTTAATTCCGTTAGGACAAATGACTAAAAGATTATTTACTTTTCCGTTGTCGTATAAAATCGAAACACCGTCGATTAAAACTTTTGTTTTTCCACAGCCCATTTCCATGAACAAAGCATACTCAGGAGTATCCTTTTCAAAGGAGTTCATCATCCCCGCAAGACCAACCAATTGGTGTTGCATAGGCTTTGTTTTAAACTTGTATTTTTCTAACAACATCTGTAATATTTTTATTCTATATAAGAGAATATAATAAATGATTGAAAAAAGTAAAGTGTATATAGTACAAAATGTACTAAGAAAATTTCCTGACGGAACGTTAAGAGGTTTAGATTATACTCAAGCAGAAAGATTTGGAGATATTATTTTTTTGTTTGACGGTAATAAACAAGTAGTTATGTCACCACAACCTACAATTAGAAAACTCAGAAGCCTTCTAAAAGACTTTAAAGACAACGATTATTTACTTTTAGTTGGAGATCCCGCGTTGATAGGCTTGACTTGTTCAGTGGTAAGCACTATATCTAATGGTAGATATAATATGTTAAAATACGATAGAATAGAAAGAGATTACTTTCCTATCCGAGTTGACATACATAACTAAGAATAAAATAAAGGAGAATTAATATGGCTATTAATTTAAGACGTGAACAAAGTGATTTCCAAGTTACGGAAGTCGATCCTATCTCTAAAGCTTCTCAAGATTATTTGAAAGCTGAAAAAGAGGTAGAGGACCTTGAGGCACTACTCAAAGTTAAAAAAGAAATTGTTCGTAAAGCAAATGAAAATTTAGTTCAGTTGTTTGAAGAACGAGGTGTGACATCGATTAAGATGAAAGACGGTAGTAATGTAGAGATTAAACCGTTTTACACTGGGACCATATCCAAAGAAAAACAAGAAGAAGCTTTTGACTGGCTTCGTGATAATGGGTATGAAGACTTGATTAAAAACCAAGTCATAGTAAAATTTGGTCGAGCTGAAGACGAAAAAGCAAAAGAACTTTTTTCAGATTTAGCTAACCAAGGGTTAGACACTGACAGAAATGTTAAAGTCGAGCCTTCTACTCTTCGAGGTTTCATTCGTGAAATGATCGAGAGTGGAAAAGAACTACCTATGGATACATTCGGTGTATTTGTAGGTCACAAAGTCAATATCAAGAAAGGTAAATAAATGACAGAGACAAGTAAAAAGCAAGTAGCGAAAGAGAACAGTGGAAAGAGCCTAGCGACTATCAGTAGTCTATTAAAGGCAGGTCCCTCACTCTCAAAAAGAGAAGCTGAAGATTATCAAATTCCTTATTTTAATATTTTAAGTAAGGGTGCTCCTCAGCTTGAAGAAGATGACGGTAAGTATATTCAAGGTGCAAAGTTAGGACAGATTTTTAATACTGTAACTAACAAGGTCTATGACTCACTAACAGTTTTACCAGTCTACTATCGTAGAAGATTTGTAGAATGGGCAGAACGTGGTGAAGGTTCTGGAGCTCCAGTTAATATCTATACCCCTGAACAATTCCAGAAATTTCAAATGGACGGACAAGTTGTTCGAGGAGATGATAACAAAGAGCGTTTCATAGGAAAACCTGATACGTATATTGAAAATACTGCTGAGCATTATGTGATCGTACTCGAAGACGGTGGTGCTTGGAGTAAAGCGATTATTAAAATGAAATCAACACAGTTAAAAAAATCTAGGACATGGAACTCTCTAATGTCTAATCAGAGACGTGTTGAGGGTGACGAGATATATCAACCTAAAGATTTTGCTCGTTCTTATACGCTATCAACGGTCAAAGAAAAGAACTCCAAAGGTTCTTGGCATGGTTGGGTTATCACTGAGAATAAATGGATTGACGAATTAGGACTGAAAAATGTCGAGGCGATCATTGAAGATGCGACTCAATTCGAAAGATCTATCCACAGTGGTGATATCGAGGTCACTCCGACACAGGATGATACAAAAGTTTCCCCACAAGGGAATGCCTCGCAGAATGGTGACGACATACCATTCTGATTAATAGCCCACAAGAAATTAAGAGTGGTTATCCTCCGCTCCACTCTTAATCGGTTGGGGTGTGGTTTTTTCGAGCCTCCTTTCGGACCATGCCCCAATCAAACTAAATAGGAGGAAGCTATTAATTTGAGAGGTTAATATGGAATTAGAATTAGTAAAAAGATTTAAAGATATCTTTACAGGGCTAGAGAGAGCTCATGGTGTCTTTGAAAAAAAGAACGAGCCTCAAGAAGGTAAAAAAGTAGAGGCCCACATGATGACGGTCCACGAAGCACCGTCCATAGAAAAATTTGAACGACACCTTCAAGGTGAATATCCCGCCATGGGGATCGTACCGATCAACGATGACGATCAATGTAAGTTTGGAGCTATTGATATTGATGTCTATCCGTTAGATCACAAAGCTTTATTAAAACAAGTTAAACAAAAAAAGTTTCCTTTAATTATGTGTCTCTCCAAAAGTGGTGGCGCACATTTATATTTATTTACGAAACAATATGTTTCAGCCAAAGACATGCAAACTAAGTTAAGTGAAATGGCAACAGCGTTAGGTTATCCGAAAGCTGAAGTCTTTCCGAAACAAATAGAACTGTATCAAAGAGAAGGAGAAGAAAAAAGAGATACAGGCAGTTGGATTAATTTACCTTACCATGGAAGAAGTCGATATGCGCTTGATCAAAATGGTAAAGGATTAACATTAGAAGAGTTTTTATCTCACCACGATAGCCTCGTTGTTGGTGCTCTCAAATCGATTAAAACCGATTTCAAGAACGAGGTTATTAAAGACGGACCTCCATGCCTACAAATACTAACTGAACAGGGTGTTTCTGACGGATCACGTAATAACGCTCTGTTCAACGTAGGCGTTTACTATCGTAAAGCAGATCCAGATAATTATAAAGAATTAATTGAAGACTATAATCGAAACTATATCAATCCTCCTTTGAAATCAGACGAAGTTTTAGTCGTTATTAAACAAGTTAGTCAAAGTGATAATGAGGGTGCTCCTAAATATATGTATCGTTGTTCTCAACCACCAATCGAGTCTTTATGTAATAAGAGACTTTGTAAAAAAAGAAAGTTTGGTATTGGAAGTGAAGGGGATCGAGATCATCCAGTGTATTCGGATTTAAAAGTTTATAAGTCGGATCCACCCAGATATTTCTTAAATGTTGATGATCGAAGAATTGAAATATCAAATACGGAAGATTTGATGACTCATAAAAAAATTATTCAAGCTTGTTTAGAACAGTTAAACAAAGGCATTATGAATATGAGTTCAGCAGAATGGAATCAAACTTATAGCGAATTGTTTGAGTCTATTTCTATTGATCATCCACCTGAGGAAGTAACCAAGAAAGGTGAGTTTAAAGAATTGTTAGAAGAGTTTTGTTTACATCAAGGTGAAGCTTTAACAATAGCAGATATATTCTTAGGTAAATCTTATACAGAAGAAGGATTTACTTATTTTGCTCTCAAAGATTTAATGGATCATTTAAAAAGAAATGATTTCAAAGAGTCAAGACCGTGGGTGACAATGAGACTAAAAGAAGAATATGAAGCACAAGACTTAATTAGAACCGTCAAGAATACTAGAATGAGACTATGGAAGATTAAACAATTAACCATAGAAGACATCGAACTAGAAGTTCCTGACATGAAAAAAGAAATAAAAGAGGAGGAAATACCGTTTTGAAAAAACTAACGTCACAAGTACAAACTGATCACATTACTAATGAGATTAGTAGAATGTTTGACTATCAATTTGACGGTCAAACAGAATTTACTTTACCAGAGTTTCAAAAACCAAAAGAAGGATTTAATATTGGTTTAATTGTGGGAGCCTCAGGAAGTGGTAAATCAAGTTTATTAAAAGAATTTGGAGAAGAAGAAAATATTCAATGGGACTCAAACAAAGCTGTTTGTTCTCACTTTGATACACCAGAAGAAGCTCAAGATAGATTATCTTCGGTAGGATTTAATTCTATTCCCTCTTGGATGAGACCGTATCACGTTCTTAGTACAGGAGAAAGATTTCGATCGGACTTAGCGAGAAGAATAAAAGATAATGCAGTCATTGATGAATTCACCAGTGTGGTAGATCGTAATGTAGCAAAATCTTGTTCGAATGCTTTGCAAAAGTTTATTCGAAATAAAGATATTAAAAACGTTGTCTTTGCATCATGTCATTATGATATCATTGACTGGTTACAACCTGACTGGGTGTTTGATACAAACTCGAGTAAGGTGGTATCAAGGGGGTCTCTTAGGCGACCCAAGATTGTTTTGGAAGTCTTTCCTTGTTCCCACAAAATTTGGTCATACTTCGCTGAGCATCACTATCTCACAGGAAACATCAGTACAGCTACACGATGTTGGATCGCAACATGGAACGGAACCCCAGTCGGATTTTCATCAGTTATCTTTTTTCCCTCAGGAACAATCAAAGAAAAAGCATGGAGGGAACACCGAACAGTGATCCTTCCTGATTTTCAAGGTTTAGGTTTAGGAGTTCGTTTGTCGGAAGCAGTGGCAAAACAATTCACGGTCCTCGGTCATCGATTCTTTTCCAAAACAGCACATCCTCGTTTTGGCGAATATCGAGAGGCGCACCCTGAAAAGTGGAGACCGACGACTCATAATAAACAAAATCGAAAAGATGATTATGAAAAAGAGTTAACCAGAATAGCGACAGGACAAAAGAAATCTAACTTTGGTGGATACTCTCAAGAACTAAGAGAAAAACATAAAGAAAGGGTTTGTTACGCTCATGAATTTATTGGATAGAAAACACCCTACAGTTGTTATCGGTCCCCCAGGGACAGGTAAAACGACTTTTATTTTAGATAAAATAGAAGAACACTTAGCTAATGATGTTTCGATTGATGAGATAGCTTTCTTTTCTTTTTCAAATAAAGCTGTCGATGAAGCTAAACAAAGAGCTTCCGAGAAGTTCAAAATTGCATCAAGTCAGTTAGAAAACTTTAGCACCCTACACTCTTTTGCTCTAAGACAAATGGGTCTTACTAGAGAGCATATAATGAGTAACAATGATTGGAGAAACATATCAAATGAACTTAGGATTAATATTAATGTTAGTAACGATGATGACATATTTTTCAACAATTATGATGACAAATACATTGATCTTATAGAAAAAGCGAAAAGAAGAGATGTTCCTTTACGTGATTGTTGGGCCATGTTTGCTAAAGACATTATTTGGCATAAATTAGAATATATCGATAAAGGATTAAAAGAATATAAATCTGTTGGTTACGAGCAGTTTACCAGTGGAACTAAGGGATACTTAGTAAAAGATCAAGGACCAAAAGTAGACTTTACGGATCTAATCACAAACTATGTGAAAGGAAGTTTTTTTAAATCTTTTAAAGTAGTGTTCTTTGATGAGTCACAAGATATGTCAACAATTCAATGGAAAATGGCAGAAAAGATTTGGAGTAATTCTGAAAAATCTTATGTTGCTATGGACCCTAATCAAGCGATTTATACTTGGGCAGATGCAGATGTATCCAGAGCTCTTCAAGTGAAAGAGGAAGCTAAAAACTTAATTGTTTTAGATGAATCAAAAAGAGTTCCTAGAAAAGTTTGGGAGATTGTTAATCGAGTCGAAGAACAAATTGCATCCAGTAGAGATATTAAATGGTCTCCTGCTAATCGAGACGGTTCCGTTGAATTTATTCGAGGAATGTTTCATTTAAATATGGATGAAGGTTCTTGGTTATTAATGGGTCGTACAAGAACAATTCGTGATGACATGGAAGAAGTGATGAGAAAGAAAAATGTTTTCTTTCGAGTAAAGTTGAAAGACAGTAAATATCGTTATTCAATTGGTACTAAAGAAAGAAATGCGATTTTAACTTGGAAAGATTTAATGAGGTCGGAGACTAATGAAGTTCCTATTCGTTTGATCGAAAACCTTTACAAGTGTTTGGGAAAAGAATTTGTTGCTCGAGGTAATAAAAAGCTTATTGCAGAACAACGAAAGAATTTTCCAGATAAGAAGTTATCTTTTAATAATTTAAAAGATGATTTCGGATTACTAGCTGAGTTTGGTACGCCTTGGGCAGAAGTAATGACGACAATCAATACTGAAACTAAAGCGTATTTAGAAAACTTAGAAACAAGGGGTGAGAACTTAGCTCTAGAGCCACGTGTAACCTTATCGACTATTCATCAACAAAAAGGTGGTGAAGCAGAAAATGTTGTTGTGTCTTTAGATATAGGAAAAATGGCTTATGAGGAATACAGGGTTAATCCTGTTAATGAGCATAGACTTTTCTATGTAGCGTTTTCAAGGGCTAAAGAAAACCTTTACATTATAACACCACAGTCTAGAGAGGCATATAGAATATGAGTAAACAAATAGGTATGTTTAAACCTAAATCAGAATGGGTTCCACCAATGGATTTCCCAAACATTAAAGATGCAGATAAAATTGCAATTGACTTAGAAACAAAAGATCCGAACATCATGGATAAAGGTCCAGGGTGGGCGACCAATGACGGAGAAATTATTGGTGTGGCAATCGCTGTCGACGGTTGGAAAGGATATTACCCTATTCGACATGAAACAGGGTTTAACCACGATCCACGAGTCGTGTTTGACTGGCTAAATGAAATGCTCTCTGGAGAAGGAGAGAAAATAGCTCATAACGCCACCTATGACTTTGGTTGGTTAGAAGCTGAGGGTGTTAAGTGGAATGGTCGTATTATTGATACGATGATCGCGGCTCCTTTGATTAATGAAAACAAATATAGCTATTCACTGAACGCAGTGGCAAAAGAATATTTAGCTGAAAGTAAAAATGAATTTCTGTTAAATGAAACTGCTGCTCAATGGGGTGTTAATCCTAAAAGTGAGATGTTTAAAATACCTTCTCAGTATGTAGGAGAGTATGCTGAACAAGACGCTGTTCTTTGTTTAAAGCTATGGGACCGACTAAAACCTGAAATCACTCAACAGGACTTACAAACTGTTTTTGATTTAGAAACAGATTTAATTCCTATTCTCATGAAGATGAGAAAAAAGGGTGTGAGAGTTGATTTAGAAAAACTAAAGAAAGCAGAGAAATCTTTTATTAAAAGAGAAAATGAACTGTTAGATTTTGTTTTTAAAGAAACTAATTTGAAGTGTGATATTTGGGCTGCTCGTTCTATTGCGACGGTCTTTGATCAATGTAAAATTGATTATCCAAAAACAGATAAGGGTAACCCTAGTTTTACTAAAAACTTCTTAGAGTTTCATCCTCATCCTGTTCCTAAAGCAATTGTTCAGGCCAGAAACTTCAACAAGGCACGGACCACGTTCCTCCATACGATTGAAAAGTATCAGCATAACGGAAGAATTCATGCGAATATTAATCAGTTACGAACAGAAAATGGGGGTACGCTGACAGGTCGATTTAGTTATTCTAATCCTAACCTTCAGCAAATCCCTGCTAAAGATGACGCTGAGTCCGATATTAAAATCGGTTCTTTGGTTCGAGGATTATTCTTACCTGAAGAAGGAGAGAAGTGGGGTTCTTTTGACTACTCTCAGCAAGAGCCACGACTCGTGAGCCACTATGCGAACATCGTGAAGCTTGAAGGTGCTGAAAAGATTGTCAAAGCTTATAACGAAGACAAAGAAACAGACTTCCATACAATCATGGCTGAGATCGGAAATATCCCTCGTAAGAGCGCTAAAACCATAAATTTAGGGCTATTTTACGGTATGGGTGTAGGCAAACTATCCGATCAATTAGGGATTGATCCAGAAGAAGGAAAGTCTTTGATTAAACAATATAATGAAAGAGTTCCTTTTGTTCGACAGTTAGCTGACGCAGTTTCCGATCATGCCAATAAAAGAGGCGCTGTTAAAACTTTCTTAGGTCGAAGATGTCGTTTTGAATTATGGGAACCTAAAGCCTTTGGGTCTTATAAGGCGTATCCTTTGGATAGAGCGAAAGAAGAGTATGGTGAATACACTCCTTTAAAAAGATCAGGGACCTATAAAGCTTTAAATCGATTAATTCAAGGATCAGCTGCTGATCAAACAAAGAAAGCAATGATTGACTTGGATAAAGAAGGTATTACTCCAATGATTCAAATTCACGATGAATTAGCGATCAGTATTAAAGATGATCCAGAAACACAAAAGAAAATCATTGATATTATGGAGAATACAATAGAAATGAGCGTTCCGTCTAAAGTCGACGTCGCGATAGGTAAAAACTGGGGAGAAGCAAAATGAGTCGAATTGTATATCAAGACGGTAAGTTGTTATTAAGCCTTACAAAAAATGAAATAAAACAAGCACAGGAAAACATTGGAAGACCTATTGAATTACCGATTGGTCAATTAAAAGTTTTTCACGAAGACATTTCTAAGGCTGTAATGCAACACTGGTCTAAGGTTGAGGTTTATGAAGTCATTAAACAACATCGACTAGAAAATGATAACGACAGTTAATAGATTAATTATTTGCAAGGGTCACTAGATCTAAAAACTTTTGCAATATACAACAAAGTTACCTTCCTTATATATTGTGTCGTTATCATTCTAACTATGATTTTATCATATCTATTGTGCGTAAACAACAATTCTCTTTTTTAAAGATGTGGATAAAACATCTATCACAAGGAGAAAATAAAATGTTTAACTTAACAAAAAGATCGATGAATCACTTTCTAAACTTCTTTAAAGTAAAAGAAGACAAAGATGAAACCATTAAACAATTCTGTCAAGCAGAATACAAAAATGATTGGTATGCAGCTTATATGACCTTTAAACAAGAAGGTCGCTTTCCAAACTTTATTAGAAGAACTCTGTAGGAAAAGGGGCTTTCGCCCCTAATCTTACTTTATTTCAATACTCTTAGGTTTCTGTTCTTCAGGAACAATTTTTTCTAAGATAATCTGTAAAAGACCGTCTTCCATTTTAGCATCAGTCACTTCCATAAACTCAGCTAGTTTGAATTTTCTTTCAAAGTTTCTTTCAGCTATTCCTCGATGAATAAAAGACTTTTCTTCTAAATCTTTGTTAATTTTTTTAGTAGAAACACAAAGAATACTGTCTTTAACAGTGACTTCAATTTTATCTTTATTATATCCAGCCAAAGCCATGTCTAGCTTTATCTTGTTTTCTTCTATTTCATATAGATTGTAAGGGGGAAAATGTTGTTCAAAAGCTTCTTCTTCTAAGAAACTTGGGTCCCAACCAATAATTGAACGCATTAAATTATAGTTTAGTGTTGTCATAATAATCTCCTTCTATGAGCATTAATAAAGAACCCTTTAAAAGCAGTTCTTCAATCTATATGGGAATTAATTATGTATTTGCAACTATTTCAGCTAGTTCTTCACAGCGCTTCGGTGTCTGTGAATGCCACCTAGAGTCTTTCATTTCGAGGGACGCTGTTTTCCAGTCCTTGACTTTCATCGCTTTCCACATCTTCTTAAAATTTCGAACACCTTGAATTCCCAGTTGAAAAACCATTTCTACGATCACTTCACCAATATGTTGAGGTAATTCCAGTCCGACTCCAATACATTCTTCAATTAATAAGTCAGCGCCTGCCGCGGCTCTGTTGATATCGATATCAAATAACTCGTCTATTTCTTCTCTAGAAATCTTTTTTCCTTCTGGAAACCTATCTCTCTCATGTGGCTGTATCAAATGGCCAATACCTATAGTGGCTTTTCCTAATGAATCTAAATATAATTCGTCCACAATTCCTTCATGGGCGATAACTCTATTTCGAAGTTCTTCTGTAATTTTTATCATGATGCACCTATTCCCCAATGTTCTTCGTGGGGATCTTTCTCTACCTTTCTTTTAAATATTTTTATAATAAATTGAATTAATTTCATTTATTTAAGTTTATAACCTAAACCAGCGTATTTGTCTACACTTCCTCCGTCTTTTGCGAATAAAACTTGATTTTGATATAACCTTGGATCTGTAATGTCAGGAGGTAGAACAGGAGTTCTATATTGATCAATATTCATTGGCTCACCTACTCTCATCATAGGAACAACATTAGGGGGTAAAACAGGGCGTTCGTTTTGAGCAGTAACTCCAGTCATATCCATATCGCTCACTCTAATTGGTTCGTAACTCACAGATCTAAATAAAGGATTTTCAATACCCACATTAGAGAAACCCTCAGGGAGATATCCTGGTTGATAAGTATCTGGGTTGAATGAGCTAATATTATTGTAAGGAAGATCGACAGTACTTCTTAAAAAAGGTAAAGAAACACCTGTATTGGTTATACCAAAAATAGACGGATCACTCTCTTCTCCAAGATTAATTGAAGGAAGAGTTTCTACATCAATCGAAGTTGGGGTTAGGTCTACTCTTGGCCTTTCATTAGTGGTCGTAAGCATCGTGCTTCCTCCACCTCGGACCACGGTTGGCTGACCACTGAAAACTGATCTCAAATTATCGTAAAGATCACCAACAGTTTCTATTCCCTGTTGAGCTCCCCCTTTAACTCTTCCGTATATATCTGATAAAATAGATCCGATGACACCACCTCTACCAATAAAATCTCCTAATCCTCTACTAATACTTCCAATACCATAACCAATGTCCCCTAATAACTCTCTTGGAGTAGGTCCATATTTAAAAGCAAGTTCTTGAGCTCTGTCAGCTAAGGTAGGTCCACCTGGTACTATAGATTGAAACGCCCCTGTTGGTTTACCTGAGGTAGTTAAGACAGGTTTCATTTGTTCTTGTTTAAATTTTTCATATAAATCAGATTGAATTTGTCTCCTATCTAGTCGACTAGGCGAAACGTCTTGTCTTCCTTTGAAAAAATCTTGACGTGTTTTCTCTCTTCTATCTTGAAGAGCTTTCATACTAGCTTGTTCTGCTTGTCTAAAACTAACCATTATGCTACCACCTGTGGTTTTTTAAATTTTTTTGACTCATAGAGATCGACTATACCACCCTCAGCAGCATTGAAAAGAGGCATTCCCACCGACTCTAAGCCAGCCATGGTTTGTGGATTTATTCCACCCATTTGGCCTCCTCCGATTGAAGCTACATCTATTTTAGGTATCTCAATAGGAGCAATAACATCGACTCCTGTATCACCTCTACTAACCTGAGGTTCTGAAAAGGTGACCGTGCCTCCTGAAGGGACTGGAAGAGGAGGTAGTGGATCTTTAGTGCTGTCTTCCATGTTCTGTAATTCTTCTAAAAATATATTTTGATCTTCAGGTGTTTTAAAATTATCTGTTTGTTGAATGATTTCATCAATAACATCTGGTTTGGTGGGATCTTGTTCAAATAACTGAACATTATCTAATAAACTTTCAATTTTTGATTTTGCTTCTTCTATTACAACAGGATCAAGGCTTGGATCTAAGGCTTGTAATTCAGTATTCAAAGCAGCATCTTTTGCTCTTTGTTCTAACTCACCTAAAGATGCTCTAAAGAATTGAGTCCAAGCAGTTTTTCTTTTTATAGCTGGTAAGGTTGAATCAAAACCTTGAATAGCGTATCTCAATGTATCTGGGCTTGTTAAAAAATTAGAAAAGTTTCTAACACCAATAACAGAACCAACAACACCTAAAGGACCAAGAAGTACTCTTCCAAGTTTTGCCCAAGGACTTTGAGTAAATATTCTCGCTCCACCCATACCACCAATAGCAATACTTCTTCTTAAGAATGTTCCTGTTGCTGGAATATTAATATTTTGTTGTCTTGTTAGCATGTCTAATAAATCACTAACATAATTTTCAGATACTCTTTGAGACTTTGGTAAAGATTCGTTCATAATACCTAT